GTTTTAAACTCTGATTTTAAAGTTTATATTTGTATTGATAACGGATCAACAGGTACAAATCCATTAGGAAATGTATCACAAGATGAACCCACATTTACTGATTTAGAACCGTCAAAAGCAGGTAATAGTGGTGACGGATTTATTTGGAAATACTTATTTACCATTTCCCCAAGTGATATTGTTAAATTTGACTCAACAGAGTATATTACAGTTCCTAATAATTGGGCAACCAGCACAGATAGTCAAATCAGAGCGGTGAGAGAGAATGGTGATTCAAGTGTAAATAACAATCAAATAAAACATATTTACATTGATAATGCAGGAGCTAATTATACAAATAAAACAGATTTTGAAGTAGATATATTAGGTGATGGAACTGGTGGTAAAGCGAGGATTGATGTTGTTGATGGAAAAATTACAAAAGCAACTGTGAGTTCTGGTGGTAAAGGTTACTCTTATGGTGTAGTTGATCTTGATAATTTAAGTAATCTTGTTGGTAGTAATGAAAGAGCAAAATTAATTCCTATTATTCCACCAAAATTAGGTCATGGTTCTGATGTATATACTGAATTAGGAACTGACAAAGTTATAATATATGCAAGATTTGATGACTCAACAAATGATTTTCCAATTGACACTGAATTTTCTCAAATAGGTGTTGTAAAAAATCCAACTAAAATTGGAACTTCTAACATTTACACAGAACAAACATTTTCTTCATTACAAGCGATAAAATTTAGTAATACTGTAACAGGCACACCTGAAATTGGAGAGGAATTAGTTCAAACACTTTCTATTTCACCAAATGTTGGTCAAGTAGCGAATGGATATATCGCTTCTTTCGATAAGGATACAAAAGTACTTAAATATTTTAGAGATAGATCTTTAAATTTTCCTAATACAAAAGATCACACAGATGCTCTTGGTATATCTACAGTCGGTAGAATATATGAATTTGAGTCATCATCTCAATTAATTGAACAGAAAGTTGCAGGAGCATCAGCGTTCTCTGGAACGGTTGATACCACATTTAATGACTCCTCTGTAACTCCAACTGGAGGTAAACTCGTTAATCTAGGAGTTCAGTTCACTGGAGGATTATCTCAACCTGAGATAAATAAAGGGTCGGGAGAAATTGTATACTTGGATAATCGACCAATAATTGTCAGAAATTCTCGACAGAAGGAAGACATTAAAATCATACTCGAATTCTAACAATGCCACAAAAGACAAACTTAAATATCAGTCCTTACTATGATGATTTTGATAAGGCAAAAAACTTTTATAAAGTTTTATTCCGACCAGGTCATCCAGTACAGGCAAGAGAATTAACTGGATTGCAATCCATATTGCAGAATCAAGTCGAATCTTTCGGTAAACACATATTTAAAGAAGGATCAATGGTTATACCTGGTGGTATAGAATATGATCCTGCTTATTTTGCTGTCAAAATAAACTCAACACATCTTGGCATTGATGTGTCTGTTTATTTAAGTAATATTATATCAAATAATAATGGCAAGGGAACAAGAGTAAGAGGTCAAAATTCAGGTATTGTCGCAACAATCAAAAATTTCATTTTACCTCCAAGTGAAGGTGTTGATGAAATTACAATTTTTGTTAAGTACGTACAATCAGGTAATGATGGAGAGAGTGTAGCATTTCCAAACGGAGAAGTTCTTATACTTGAAGAAAATCTCACTTACGGAAATACAACTTTGAACACAGAGGAAACCATTCTTACATTGGTTCCTGAAGATGCAACTGCAGTCGGATCTGCCTTTGGTATCAGTAAGGGTGTATATTTTGTGCGTGGAATATTTGTAGATGTAGAAACTCAACTAATAGTTCTTGATCCATATTCAAATAGTCCATCTTACAGAGTTGGTTTAGAGATAATTGAAGAAGTCGTAAATGCAAATGATGATTCTTCACTATATGATAATGCAAAAGGATTTACTAATTTTGCAGCACCAGGTGCAGATAGATTTAAAATAACAACCAAATTAGCAAAAAAATCTTTAACTGACACAAATGATACTAATTTTGTAGAATTATTCAGGGTAAGAGATGGTCAAACAAAGAGATTACAAAATACAACTGTATATTCAGAGATCAAAAAATATTTTGCAAAGAGAACTTTTGATGAATCTGGAAATTATGCTGTAGAACCATTCCGTGTTAATATTCAAAACTCACTAAATGATGAAGTTAATTCAAGAGGATTATACACATCTAATCAACTTACAGATCAAGGAAATACTCCATCAAATGATTTGATGTGTGTGAAACTGTCACCAGGTAAAGCGTACGTAAGAGGTTTTGATGTTTATCTACCAGGAACCACAGTGGTAGATGTTGAAAAACCAAGAGATACAAAATCTGTTTTATCTGCTTCTGTTCCATTTAGAATGGGAAGTTTACTCAAAGTTAATCGTGCTTATGGTACTCCATTTATAAACATTGGGGGTGCATCAACAAATGTTATTGATTTATATAATAGAAGATCTCCTGCCAATTATTCTAAAACAGGAAGAGGTTTAAAGATTGGACAAGCGAGAGTATATTCTTTCGGAGTTTCAGATGCTCCCTATGAGAATGATGCAACAGAATTTGATCTTCATTTATATGACATCCAAACATTTACAATTTTAAAAGTTACAGCAACTAATAATGCAATCAAGGGAACAAGAGTAAGAGGTCTTACAAGTGGTGCTGTTGCTTTTTGTGCAGAAGCAGCAAATCAACCTGCAACAGGTCATCTTACACTTGGTGAAACCACTGGAGAATTTATAGAAGGTGAGGAAATTGTTTTTGATGAGCAATTACATACCGTAAGAGCATCAATTACTGAAGTAAATGTTTTTGGGATTGATGACATTAAGTCAGTCTTCCAAGATTCAACTACTTTAGGTAGTTTGGCAAAAGATTTTAGTGCTGATGCTGTACTCTATGATCGTATCTTACCTAATTTTTCTATAAATGATGAATTATCTTTAACATATGACGCTGGATCTGGAAATACTGCTACAAACACAGCTACAGTTGCTGGTCGTAGATTTGTTGGTAAAGTTGGTATTAAAACAGAAACAATTATTGGATATAAACATACATCAGCTGATCCTGTATTTTTAAGAGTTGAAGAAATAACTAACGCAACAACAATTAAATTACAAGGTATTCCTCAAAATATTGGTGGTGTCATGAATGGCACTCCGATACAATCTGGACAACCGACTTTAAATACAAATTTCACAATTAAAGTTCCAAAAATAGTTAAAGCAAATCAAACTGGTATATTTGCAAGACTTCCAAAGAAGAATATTTCAATTGTTGATACTTCTAATTCTAATTTAATAATTAGTAAACAGGTAAAAAATGTTGCTGTAACTAATACTAAAGCAACACTATCAAGTGGTGATGCTATTGCTAACTCTGGTATTACAAGTGCATTCTTTGAACCATTTGATGCAGAAAAATATTCTATACATTATTCAGATGGATCTATAGAACCATTAACTTCAGATCAAGTAACTTTATCAAATGGAAATAATGATATTGAATTTAGTGGATTATCTGCTGGTCCTGTAACTATTAACGTTACACTTAAAAAAGTAGGCATTAAGAGTAAACAAAAATCATTTGTAAGAAGTGAACAATTAGAGGTGACTAGAACCGCTGGAATATCTACTTCAGGAGGTCTTACACAAGATGTTCGTTATGGTTTAAGAGTTGAAGATGAAGAGATATCATTAAATACACCCGATGTTGTTAATATTATAGCAATTTATGAATCTAAAACTACATCCAAAGCAGTTTTAGATAAACTTACTTTCATTAACGGTTTAAATCTTAATACTAATGCAATTATAGGTGAACAATTAGTTGGGCAAGAAAGTCGTGCAGTAGGACAAATTGTTTCAAGAACATCTAATGAAATTGAATTTGTATATTTAAATGCAAATAAATTTGTTATTGGTGAACAAATTCAATTTAAAGAGTCAAATATACAAACAAATCTACAAAATATAACAACAGGTAATTATGTTAATAGAACCACAAATTATACATTAGATAAAAATCATAAACGTCAATACACTGGTATTTCAAAATTAATCAGAAAAGATAATTCTCCAATACCAGGTAAAAAACTTCTTGTAATTTATAACAAATATTCAGTGCCATCATCTGATAATGGTGATGTATTTACAGTCAACTCTTATAGTGCAGACAGATTTGAAAAAGATGTTCCATCTGTGGTGTCTGATAGGGCATCAGATCTTTTAGATTTTAGACCAATTGTTAATGACTATGATCCTGCCTCTGATACTGGATCACCATTTGCATTTTCAAATCGATCATTTGTATATGAAAATCCATATATCATAACACCAAATGAAAGTTCTATATTAGGATTTAGTTACTATCTACCAAGAATTGATAAGTTAGTCATCAACCAATTTGAGGAAGTAAAATTAATTAAAGGTGAATCATCTGATGACCCTTCTGCACCTACAGAGTTAGGACCATCTATGGAGATTGCAGAGATAATACTACCTCCATATCTCTATAATGTTGATACTCAACCATCAATTATTATGAAAGATAATCGTAGATTTACGATGAGAGATATTGGTGCACTTGAGAAAAGAATTATAAACTTAGAAACAGTAACAACATTAAATGCCCTTGAACTTGATACTAAATCATTCCAAGTAAGAGATGCTGACGGATTAGATAGATTTAAATCAGGTTTTGCTGTAAACAATTTTAAAAATAGAGACTTTATCAATTTTGATACAGATGGTGGTTCAAGGTGTGATGTAGATGTATTTCATCGTGAATTAATTAGTGCGGTTGATTTTTGGTCAATGAGAGCAGAACTTGCAGTTAATCCTGCGATTGATACTGATCTTGCTGATATAAATTCAAATCTACAATTATTAGATACGAATTGTAAAAAAACTGGAGATCTTATTACTCTTAATTATACTGAGGTAGATTGGTTAGATCAACCACAAGCAACAACAAAAGAGAATGTAAACCCATTTGAGGTTATTGCCTTTGCTGGTCAAGTGATAATTGATCCCCCTTCTGATAACTGGGCAAGAACAATTTATATTGATAATGTAAGAACAGAGTCAACTGGTAATAGGTGGGTAGAGCAAGCAAATGTTGTTTCAAGAGAAACAACAACTGAAACTGATGTTGATGTTGAAAGAAGGGGACAATTCTGGAACGATTTGTCAGACAGAGAAATAATCACTACAACCACTACAACAAATACTACTCGTATTGAAACAGCGTTTACTAATGTTCTTGAAGGTAGTGCAAGAGAGTATGATTACATTGAAGATGTTAAGATAACTGGTGAAGCGGATCCTTATATGAGATCTAGGAATGTTTATTTTGCTGCAAATGGATTAAAAGCAACAACTAGACATTATCATTATCTAGATAACGGTACTCCAGATATTGTTCCTAAATTAGTTGAAATAAGTATGTCATCAGGTGCATTTATAATTTATGAAAATGCTCGTATCATACAGGATGGTGTGCAAATAGGATATGTAAAACTACAAGCACCAAATCACAAATATGGTGATACTAATCGTCCTGATGTTGGTGCTGGATTAGGATCTCCTTCAGTTTTTGTTGAAAAATATGAAATCGATAT